CAATTCTTCCGCTCGAGCGGGGTTATGCCGTCAGCCTTTCGACAAGGAATTCCATCGCAGCCAGCTCCTCCTGTGTCAGCAACGCGACAGGATCGGCGTCGAGTTGCCAGTCGTCGAAATCAACCGTTCGGCCATAATGGATGTACGTTTGCGTGTAGGTGCGCGCTTTCATGTCGTGGTTTCCCCCTTCTCCGCTTCCGCTATCCTCTGTTCGGCTGCCTCGACAACCGGCTTCCATCTGCGCAACAATTCTCGATCCCAGTTTAGATCGCACTCGCGGCAGGGCTCATCCCACGTCTTGCCGTGGGAGCAGGTTTTGCCTGGTTCCGTCATGGCAACGTGTCCTCGAAAGTTTCATGCTGCTCGCCACGGAGTCGAATCTGTCCGGCGTTCTCGCAGGACATCATCCGCAGGCGTAGCCCGATGTTGTTGCCGGGCCCGGTTTGATTGACGATCCAGCCGATGCAATGAGCGTCGTCCGTATCGTGGCAAGCCATCGCGCGCATCTTCCCGAATACGCCAGAAACATCGCCGGGCCTAGCTATCGTGCTTTCGAGCGCGCGGTGTTTTGCCTCGCAATAGCCGTTCGGTATCTCATGCGGATCAACATCCTTGATCCAAGGGCACTTGGCGCACTGAGCGGTGCGCTTCAGTTTCCACGTGTTCATCCCTTCCTCCTCCCCCAATCATCCTCGCTAGCATCGATCCAACCCTTGCGCCAGTCGTGCCAATCGCCGGATAGTTCGGGATACGGGTTATCGGTCAACTCGCGATCATCATTGAACGCGGATCGGCCTTCGGCATAGGGATCAGCCATGCTCTTCCTCCTTCTCGGCGGCGACCGGAGCGTCAGGCATGAGCGTCCAATGCGTCACGTCTCCCTCGCACACGGCAACGTGCGAATAGTCGGGCCAGTTATCGATGCATTCGTACCACCCGGCTTTCCAGTAGTAGGTATCGCTCGCCTCGTCGTACTCGGCATCGAGTTCATCATTGTCGAAGTTCTGCTCACGCGTCTTGGCAGCGACATATTGAGCGCGGATGCGACGCGGCTTGCCGCATCGATTGAGGTAGGTTGCGAGCACGGTCTTGCCGGAGTCCGGGAGACGCGCATCGACGCTGATCCATTCGGCCGCCGCTGTGGCTGGAGCCCTCGCCTCCGCTTCCCCATCTTCGTGACCGACGTTGTATGCCTCGGCGCAGACGGCCTGCCAATCGGCTACTGCGGCTGGCGGGTAGACCGGCTCTTGGTTCGCGAGCGCGGCGAGCTCCGATTCGAGGGCGGCGATGCGCTGCTGCTTCTTACAGTACGGAGTGCCGCCATCGTCAGACGACAGGCCGTCATCGTGGATGCATTGACCAGCGGCGAGCGCAAAGTTCTCGCGCTTAAGTTCGGCCACTTGCTGCGATAGGCGCTCGATGGTGCCGATAGCCTCGCGAATGTCGCGTGCAGCCTCTTTTCGAATATCTGCCGGATGCTTGTCCTCTCCGAAGCATTCGAGCGCATCGGCAACGTCATCTAGTCGCGCGATTAGGTCTGTGGTGGTGTCAGTCATGGCCAATCGCATCCAAATTATTTTCACGATTTCTCCTTAGCGAGAGCGCGGATGGCGTCTGCGCAATCCTCAAACGCACTGACGACGCCCGGGTAATAGTGATCATCGCGCGCGTTGTCGGCCTCTTCATCGACGATTTTTTCGCACCGCTCTATCGTCGCGGCTTCGATGGCGGCGGCGAAGTCGTAAAGACTGCTGTTGGACTTGAAAAGTCGATCCACTTCTTCCGGCATCATTTCCCTTCTCCGATGCTCTTGACCAGGGCCTTGAAGAATTCGGCGCGATTCCTGTCCGCATTACCGTATGTCGCATCACTGGCTGGCGACAAAGCCACAATCGCCGCTTTGAGAAGTTCCCCGGCTTCGAACTCGGGTTCGACGCGAGCGCGAATCAACCTGAACTCGGACGGGTTTTCCATCTGCACGACGACTACACCAGCCTCGTTAAGCATGGAGCGGTCTTCATCGGATATTGCCCCTGGGCGGCATACAAAAATCTCAATCACGACTTCTCTCCCTCTGCGTTGGCGCGGTCGATGCCCAGGATTTCACGGGCATCATCGAATGCTTTCCTAAGCAAAGCTTGGGCGTCATATCTGTCCGTGAAACCGGCGCTATGCGCTAGAAGGGTGTCGGCGTTGACCAGATTCAGTAGCACCGCAAGTAAGATCGGGCTTCCCTCGCTCATCGTCGGGGCACTCGCCGCATCCAGTTTGCTCTGAAGCTCAAGAATGCATTTCTGTTGCGCGACGGCTTGTTCGTTTCCGGCTTTAAGCCCGCGATCAAATGCGGCTTGCGCTATGTCATCCTTCGTCGGGGCAGTAGCGAGTGCAGCGCGGGCTACTAACGATTTCCCGGAGCCATCGCATGCGAAGCATCGTTGCCCAGGCGTGCCGATTTGACCTACACCCTTGCACAATTCGCACGCCGCCCGCTCGTCCACCGCCTCCCGCCCAGCCTCAGCGCGATACAGCGGCACAACGCAGTCCTGCCGCAACGCTTCCGTCTCGCTTTTGTGCAGCGTTACTTCGCACGGCTTTCCCGTATTGGCCGCGAGAACCATCCATGCGTCAGGCTCCCGCCCCTCAGCAGGCGCAGCGCTGGCGGAAACTCGCTCGCGAAGATGATTCAGCCAGTTTTCGCAGCTTTCCGCGTCGCCGTGCTCGTTGCAGTAAATGGCCTTCTCGATGATTTCGAGGTTGCTACCCGGATACGTGTTGGTCATTTCGATTCCCCCGTCTGTGCCGCGCGATAAGCGCCTTTGCCCGTGCCATCGCACCAAGGGCATTGTTCGTAGCGGCCAAGCCAACCAGAGCCGCCGCAGTGTTTTCAGACGATCACGATTTGCCTCCCTGTGCCGCGCTTGCGGCGAGAATGGCGGCGTCAGCAATTTCTGCCACGCGCTCATCGTCTTCTGCCACAAGCCTAAAATCGTCTTGGCTCATTGTGCCAACGCCCCACGCATGCCATACGCGCGTGCAGTCGTACGCATCGCCAAGCGCATCGCGAACGGCGTCATAGACGCGCTGCTTTGCCTCATCGCTCAACGACACGCGCGCCGAGGGCTGTTCGCTCTCCCAAAATCCAGTTCCGCCGCACTCAGTGCAATCCGGTCCGATATGCGCTTGGCACTCGATAGCGCCACGCTGTTTGGCGAGGAATAGCTTCACGCCATCGCTCACCTTTAGATCGAGATGCGCAGCCGCAAATTCTTCCTTATATCCGATTGCGTTCAGCACCGCCGTCAGCGTGTCGAGATAGTCGCGCGCCGAGGGCTGCTCGCTGGCGGATAGCGCGCGAGTTAGCGCGGAAATCATCGATTCGTCGCCGCACCAATCGTCGGGGTCCAAAGCGTCCAGCACTTTTTGTACGTCTGCGCGCCACGAACGCGCCCCGCCGTCGCCTTGCTGCTCGACCTTACCGAACGGCTCATAGCGCATCATCGATTCATCGAACTCGGGGCAACTGCGCGTATGCCCCGAGCCGCCGCCGCATGTGCAGTTGGCTTGCTGCTTGTACTTCCCGCGCGGATGATGGCACTTGCCCTCGCCGCGGCACTGGCCCGGCAGATCGCAGATGCGGAACGAGCAGTTCGCGAACGGAGGGTTGGTGTCTTGCTGCTCGGCTTGTGCGGGCGCGGCGTTCAGCCAAGCCTTGACCCTGCGAAATGCATTGACCATCGCCGGAGATTTGGAGCCTTCGGCGTAATCCGCCAGCAGATGAATGTCTCTCAATGGCACGCCCGGCGCGGGCGCTACAGCCGGTGCAGCGGGGGCGAGTATCGATCGCAGCATACGAATGCACCGCGCGTGCTTCGAATCGCCCATGCCTGGCAGACCGAGGTCGGAGAAATCCTTCGCGGCCGGCGTGAGGTAGTCGATGCATTCCTGAATAGCGATGCGCTGCTCATCGGTCAACGGCACTCGCGCAACGTCCTGCGCGCTGTCGGCAGGCTCATACGTCGCGGCGAAAATGTCGGGCTTGCAGGGGTATAGCTCACCCTTCACGCCGCGAATGATCCAGTCGCCGAACTCCGCGCGCATTTCGCCTTCAAGCGTCTTTATTAGCGCATAGTCGGGACCGCCACGGAAACGGCCATCCTGGTTGTGCGTCGTTACATCGTTCCGAGATTTGGCATCGCAAAACCAATCGGGCATGTTGTCGTGCCCAAGACGGAATGCCTCGATGACAACCGGCTTTTTGCGGTACTGGCTCACGATTTCTGCTCCTTTGCGCGCGATAGGGCGGCGCTGATTGCTTCCTCGGTCGTCGGGCCGGACAAATCGACTGCCTCACCTTCTGCCAGCCAAGAACCGCGCGAAAACGTGTGCTCGATCTCTCGCCACGAAACCAAGTCGACGCCGAAAATCCTCGCGCACTGTTGCTCGCTCAAGACCTCCTCGCCATGCAGTTCAGTCAGCAGCCGCGCGACCCGGCAATGAAAACCGTAAGTCGCCTCCCTCCCCGCATCAGCGGCTTGGGCGGCAACCCAGGCACTCCACGCCTTCGCCGTACTGTCGGCGATATACCAGCCGCAGTTTCCCTTCGCGGTGCTCATATCTTCGCGTTCGGCCCATGCCTCAAACGCCTCACGTTGGGTATCGGTCATGATGGGCTCACGCTCCCTTGACGCACAGCACTTGCTTAAGCACATGCACGACCTCGACGAGATCAGCCTGATTTGCCATCACTTCGTCTATAGACTTATACGCGCCGGGGATTTCATCGAGCACCGCATCGTCCTTGCGGCACTCGACGCCTTCCGTCTGCGCCTTCAGGTCGTCAACCGTGAACGTCTTGCGAGCCTGCGCGCGGCTCATCTTGCGGCCGGCACCGTGCGAGCACGAGCAATAAGATTGCAGGTTGCCCTTGCCGCGGACGATATAGGACCGCTGGCCCATTGAACCAGGGATGATTCCTAGATCGCCTTCGCGCGCTCGGATGGCACCTTTGCGCGTCACCCAAAGGTTGCGGCCGAAGTGGTTCTCGCGTGTCACATAGTTGTGGTGGCAGTTAATCGCCTCCTGCGTGATCGTGAACTCGACCGGGATATGCCGGCGCAGCGCCGAAATCACCGCCTCCGTCATCACGCGACGGTTCTCCAGTGCATAGTCCTGCGCCCACTGCACCGCCTCGACGTAATCGTTGAAGTCGTCGGTGTCCTCGGGGAAATAGGCCAAATCTCCATCGGGCAGGCTGATGAAGTACTGCTCCATGCGCTTCTTGGCCTTCTCGATGAAATACCGGCCGATCAGGTTGCCGACGCCGCGTGATCCGCTGTGCAGCATGATCCAAACGTCCTGAGATTCGTCGAGGCAAACTTCTATGAAGTGATTGCCGGAGCCAAGCGAGCCGAGTTGCATTTGGGCGTGATTCTTTGCTAGCCCTGGATGCTTCGCGGTCAAATCTGCAAGTGCGAGCCACATGCCATCGTCAATTGTTGGCGTGCGGTCATCCTTATGCGCGCCACCAGCGCCGAGCGGCACATCACGCTCGATCTGATGGCGAATCGTCGTCAGGCTGTCGGGCAGATCGGTTGCCTTAAGAGACAAACGCACGGCGTTCATACCGCAGCCGATATCGACGCCTACAGCGGCCGGAATGATTGCCTTGTCGGTCGCGATAACCGTGCCGACGGTGGCGCCAATGCCAGCGTGTACGTCAGGCATGCAGGCCACTCCATTACCGGCGATGAATGGCAGGCGCGCGAGGTTCTTCAATTGCGTCAGCGCCGAAGCCTCAACGTCATCGGTCCAAATCTTGATGGGCCGAGCGCCTTCTTCCTGCATTACCTTTTTCATGGTGTCTCGTGTAAGTGAAAAAGCTGGGCGCCGTCCGAAGCCGCCCATTCCAAACCGCGCATTCGGCGCGGGACTGGTGTAAAAAGCGAGCGGCCACACGCACGTGAACCGCCCTAAAGCCGCGCTACCCCGGAATGGAGGCCAATGGTTAGCGCGGGGTGCGAAGGGGTTTAACTGAATTTGCGAAACGTCTTGGTGAAACGGCCATCTACGGTATAACCACGATCTCGCGCGATGTTGGCCAGTCGAGCGCGATCATGATGGCTGGCCGTTGCTTGGCGCAGCAGGCCGAAATACGAGTTAGCTACTTGTTGAAAATCACCATCTTGCGTCGCTTCTAAGCGGCGTAACGCTTCGTTGCGAGTGCGCTTGCGCATTGATCGGCGCCATGGATTGATCACTTGTCCCACGAAGTCGATGCCGTGCTCTATGGGCTGCAAGACCGTTTTGCTCGGGTTGATACGAACACCGAGTCTCGCTGGCAGAAAAGCCGTTACGTCGGCGAGAATTTCGTTCAAGCGATCCGGCGATTTGTCGAGGAACAGAAAATCGTCGACGTAACGGATGTAGTGCAGAGCGCCGAGTTGGTGCTTCGCGCGCCGGTCAAGCACGTCGAGGTAGACGTTCGCAAAGAACTGGCTCGAGAGATTCCCGATGGGCAGACCAAGCCACGCGTCTTGTTCTAGCAAGCGCTTGTGCGGCGGGACGAGTCGCATCATCGCCGGATCGCCGCGGTATTCGAAGTCCGTTCTCGGATCGTGCATCAGCACCAGTTCGGTCAGGCTTCGCCAGAACGGATCGACGATCTTCGCCAGCAACAATGCGCGCAGGATGTGCTTGTCGATGCTGACGAAGAAGTTTGCCAAATCGCACTTGAGGTAGAACGCTCGCTTCGACCAGTTCTGCGTGATTGATCGTACCTTCGCCTCTAAGCGCTCAATTGCGTACAGCGTTCCTCGTCCTTTGATGCATGCGCATGAGTCTGCAATGAACGAGCGCTCGAATCGAGGCCCAATTCGGTTGTACAGCAGATGGTGGACTACGCGATCTCGAAAATCGGCCGCCCACACCTCGCGCGGCTTCGGTCGAGTCACAACGAAACAGATTGAACGTCCTGGGCTGTAACTGCCATCGATCAATTCGTCGTATAGGTAGCGAAGATTGCGCTCTAGACGCTCCTCGAACGCCAGTGCACTCGCGCTGTTGCGTTTCGTGCGCCGGCACTCGAAGTATGCGGCCACCAATTCCCCAAAAGTCGGGTCTAAATCTGCGGACGGCACGCGCTCGGCAATTGTTGTTGTCCTTATGGTTGTTGTTCTGGTTGCCGTTGTTGAAGTTCTGATACCAGGCGTACGCGTACCTGTTGCGCTTTCTACGTCGCCCGGCCGATTTATCAGCCGGGAAACTGCGCCGGACGGTGCCGCACGCTGGCGGTCCGTATCCGTTATGCGCATGTCGTTGGCCTCGTGAGCCAGCGGCGCAACCAGATTTAAAAGTCGCTCAGTCATAGAAGCCTTAACCTCCATGAAGCGGGCGAAGTGCCGACTTGCGCCATCCACTGGCTTGCTTCCCGATGCTCGTCGTGAGTTCGATCGCGCTCGCGTACCCGGTGGTTGAGATCAGTCTCTTATCCTTTGCGAGACGAATCATCAGTTCCGCTACCTGCAACCGCTCGAGCAATTCGAGCAGATGCGCCGCCTTCTCCTGAGCGATGTTGGCGCGGAATATCAGAACTGTGATTTCGATACATTCCGTGGTTATTTTGTCGCCGATAGAGCGCTTGAAGTCTCGCGACATATTCTTCACGAGATTCGTCGAAACATCGAGTAAATCGTATGCGACTTTGTAGATTGGAAGCGTGGTGTGGACGGCCATAATTTAATTTGAAATGACTAAATTATTCAATAACCAATCTGCGGACGGCACGCGCTCGGCAATAGCCGTTGCTGCCCTTACGGCCGCCGTCCTGGCCGCCGCCGCTGAACTTCTGACACCAGGCGCACGCGCGATCCGATTCGTATTCCTCGCCCGACCAGTACCACGTTGCCTGAAAGGAACCTTTCAAGTTCGCGAACAGGAGCGACTGTTCACGTCGCGTAGGAAGTTCGCCCCCTTGCTCAGCCGCCCAAGTTTTCGCGCTGCTCCAACCGTCGCTGTTCTTGTCGCCGGGCAGCAGTACCAAATGATGCGACGGTTTGCCGTCTTCGCCGAGCATGATTCCCGCGTAAGTTTCACCCGGCGCCAGGACGATCGTTGCAGCCGGGATTGAGATAGCCGTACTGCGCGCCTGCTTCTTGAATTTCTCGATCAGATCACCGATCTCGGAATGTTTGGCTTCGATATCCTCAAGCGTTATCGACATTGCTTCATCTCCTTTTAAATTGATGAATGATTAAATGGGCAATCTGCGGACGGCACGCGCTCGGCAATTGCCGCTGATCCTTATGGTTGATGCACTGGTCGCCGTAGCTGAAGTTCTGACACCAGGCGTACGCGGTGTATTCGTGATGCGTCTCGTTGCTCCAGTACCAATCCCTTTCGAACTGATCGCGGTGGTTGGCCCACAGCATCGCTTGCTCGATGCGGTTCGGCAGATCGCCGCCGATCGACTTGGCCCAATCCATTTGCGCTTGCCACGTGTCTTCGCCGTTATCTCCAGGCAGCAAGACGACGTGGTAAAAATCGCCGTTCCTGTCGCCGATCGCGCCGATGTAGGTCTCACCCTTAGCGAGCGGCGGAATCTGAATCTGTTGCATGAATGCTCCTTGTGGAAAATTAGGCGCCCCATCCTCGCCTGTCGGCGAAAACACGCTGAGGACAATGCCTGTCGGCGGGAGGGGCGTGAGGGTTACGCGGCTTGCTGTTGAAGCGCCGCCGCAATGTGACGGGTCAGCGCTTCGCAGATCCGCTCGAAGTCCGCTTCGTGATACAGCTTTGCGTTTTTGTCGGTCGCAGAATGCTTGATGCCGAGCGTCGCCAGTCCTTCGGCGGACAGCGATATGGGCGCCAGGAGTTCGTTTATTTGACCTAAGCGAAGCGTTGGAACGCTGGGCGGGGCTGTGCGCGCTGTCCCGATCCGAGTCGCTGGCTGGGCAACCTGCGCAACTACAGGCACAGACGTCTCTACCGGCTTCGTCTTGGCCTTCTCGTCTTCCTGGCGCTTGTGCTCCGCAATCCGTGCCGTCGCGGCGAGCTCGAAATCCTCGCGCGGCTTCTGGATCAGCGCTTGCAGATCGCGGAACAGGAACGTGTATTCGGCGTGCGGCTTGTACCAATCCAACTTGGCGCGCAAATCCTTCGCGGCGGCGTCCGCTACGATCTTGCCGTTTGCCAGCGCGGTGTCGAGCGCGTTATGCAGACTGGCGATGGTCTTGAGGCTTTTGATCGCGGCAGCGAAGTCTGGCGCCGGGACGTTGATCTGCACGCTTCCGAGTTCCGCATTTAGCCCGGCGACGTGCTCGGCGTACTTCTGGCGGCGCTCAGCGACAGCGGCTTCCTTGATCTGTTCTTTTCGACTCTTGACGAGTTTGTCGAGTGCCAACCGCTTCGACCGCAACTGCTCCCGGATATGGTCGACCGTGCGCATTAGTTCGTCGATGCTGGCCGTCTGGGCAATCGCCGCGTTCTTCGCGATTTCCAGGCTGTCTTCGGCGTCCTTGCAAAACTTGACCGTCGCATCGGCCTGGACGAAATCCTCGTCGGTCTTGAGGTCGGTTTTGATGCCGCCGATAAACTTCTCGGCCGCCGCTTTGAACGCCGGCAGGTTGCTCGCGATGACTTCGCCGCGGATTTGCACAGCGAGCGCCGGAAGCGCCATGATGGCGTCAGCTTTGGGCGTTTCGGGAATCTCGCGCGGGGCGTACTCGGCAAGGTCTTTGCGGAACTGCGCCCAACCGTCGATGATGTTGTCGAACCAAGCCTGATTGGGCCTGACTTCGAGGTTCACCATATTGTCGTCGGTGCCGTCCGAGCAGGTGAAAATCAAGCGCTCTGCGCCCGTCACCATGAGCACCTGTTGACACTGCGGCATGAATTCTTCGGGGAGTTCTCCGCGCCTGAGCGATTCGGCGAGAGCCGCATTCCATTGCTTATGCTCCCACGCTGTGCGCTCGTCCATCGTCAGGCCATCGCACGATGCCGAGATATCGCCGATGGACATGGTGACGGGGTACAGATCCTCGCCTAGCATGGCCTCGATGTAGGGCCGCGCCAGCGCTTCCACTTCGTGGCCCTTGTCGAGAATGTGCTCCTGCACCCAATCGCTGAATTCCTTCGGCATGCAGGTATGCTTCATGTGAAGCAGTTCGTTGCGCTTGACCTTCGGCGATATGCCAATCATTGCCGCCGCTTCGCTCGCGCCGAAATGGGTCAAACGGAACTGAGCCCACTCATCGGAGCCCTGCCGCAAGTCATGTGTGATGCGCTCAGTCATTTTCATGGCTCCAACTATCGATCGTGTTTTG